CCGGTTTCTGCTTGCCAGTGGTAAATATAAGCGTTTTCGAAGTGGAAATAAGATGAGAGTTTTGAACTAGTCTGGCCTGCCATTACTCGAAGTTCAAGCATATCGTCGACTAACTTGTGGCTCGCTAGGTGGTTGAAGAAGGATAATAGCCCAGTGCTCTTGTAAGTGATGGCGTTGTCCCATTCTGGAAAACTGGGGTTAACGTCGATTGTTAGCCTATTTAATTGACGGGGCGGCGGTGTGGGGGTAGGCTCGATTTTGGCGCTATCCAACTTGGTTAGACGGAAAAGCCCGTAATGATGTTCTTTTTCCATTAGTGGTAACGTAATTACGGGTTCCCAAATGAAAGTGTGTTTGTACCCATCTACTACTTTGGAATAACTATGCACCTGTTCTACATTGTGTGGGCGAAGATAAAATAAGTTGCTACATAAGGGTGCATGAGTATATGGAGTTGAATTGCCGTGGACTGTGAAGGTGACGTGGTCTCGTTTGCTCTGTGTATCAATGACTGCTTCGCCAAGGGTGGTCTTGTGTATGCCGTCTGCGAATACATGCCCTGTTATATAACATTTTTCCATTTTCCCTTCGATCAGGCGTTTTTCTACTCCTTCTACGACACCGGGGTAATAAAAACTGTCAATACTATAACCATATCTTTTTATTTGGTGGCCAGCAGCTGAGCTGTTTCTGTCTCGATTAGTCGCATTGTCGGGGAGACAATCGCAATTGGTTTCAGCTCCACATACGCAATAAGTTACGGCTATATTCTTTCCTTGTTTTATCAATTTGTCTCTTACTTGTAAGGCACGTTCCATGTATTTCTGGTTGCGATCTAAATCGGCTTTGCGTCCTATGGGGTCGTCTGTTGAGGGTATCCAGTTATATGCATGAAAATTGACTTCCTGTTCTGTGCTACGAGCTATATTGTGGCCAAATCCTAGATGTATCGCTTCTTGGAAAAATTTGTTTTCGTGGCGTGATAAATCATATGCCCACTTCTCTAACATAGCGCGGAGGTGGGCCAGGCCTTGATGTTTGTGGTTGGTTGGCTCCTCTATGTAATGGACTTTCGTGGCGGGGAAGTATTCTCTAAAAATGTTGTAAATCGATAAGACAGTACAGATGATGGTGCCATATGTGTTATTTCCGGGGTTGTAGTCCACCTGTCTTTGATTGAAGTGAAGAGTTCTGGTTGCTTTTCTTTCCTCTCTATCTTTATTTATTATCTCGCTCGCCTTGCTGTGACGGTTTAGGTGATGGTTCAATGACGACTTTGTGGAAAACAAGAGGGGTTTGGGCTTAGTGTGCAAATTTGTGGGGTCAAATCCTTCATCCGCCTCCTCGTCTGCTTCACCGTCGGCGTTTTCGGTTTCCTCTTGCTTGCGTTGAACTTTGCATAAGTAATCTTTTTCATTGGTCTTCTTACCGTCTATGTTTTCTTTTTTACTGTGAACCTTTTCGGCAGAATCGACAGGCTCGTTGGGTTTAGCGGTTGTCGTAGGTTGGTCCATTTTCCCAACTGGTTCGGCTGTTGTTTCTTCTGTGTTGCGTTTGCTTCCTTCTTTATTATTTTGTTGAGCTTGTTGAGTTTTTGC